GCAGCACATCGGATGTGCCACAGGGTGTGCGGCTGCGAAAGTGACCGGCGATAGGGGTGGACAGTGACGCCGGAACTGACGCCTGAATGGATCGCCGCTGAAATCAAGCGCGCTGACCACTTGTGCGAGATGGACGAAGCCATCAACGTCGAAGGCAACGGCGAGCGGTTGCGGCCGTGGTTGATGGGTATTGAAGCGTTGAACCCGCAGCAGTACCGCGCCCTCCTCGCCATCGCCCAACGGGCGGGGGAGACGTGCGAGTGGGTGCGCGAGGACTGGGCCAACTTCAAAGGCGCACAGTTTCAAACGAACTGCGGCAAGAAGATCCACGCGGAGCACGACAAGTCCCGCCCCTGCTGGTGTGGCCGCACGGTCGCCGTGCGCGACGGGAGGACGTAGATGAAATTCAGAAAGATTGCGCTTGTGGAAGCTGTTCAGTGGCGCGGTGACAATTTACGCGAGGTGATTGATTTCACAGGATGGCACAAGTCGGCGTCAGATCAATGGACATGGGATCAGTACGTCGATGTTGTGGCGCGTGATGGCTTAAAGGTTTTCACACTAGAAGGGCCACTGTCTACAGCGGTTGGCGATTGGATTCTGCGCGGTGCTACGCATGGAGAATGCTGGCCCGTGCGTGAAGATATTTTCGCCACTACATATGAAGCTGTGACGGATGAGCGCGACGGGAGGACGACGTGATGCGCTGGCTTTGGTGGCTTACAGGTGGAAGGCCGATGCGCTACGTGCGACCGGCGTTCTGGGACTCGGTGGGTAAGGTGCAGGTCAATGTCTATGTTGACCGAATGGGCCGTAAATGGTTAGCCGTCCATTTGTGGGCGTTGTTTCGGGTGGACCAGGTGCGCGACGGGAGGACGTAGATGCCATGCAAGCATCGGTCGTCGTGGTTGATCGCTGGCGGCTACATCGAGTGGTGCCACGGCTGCGGAGCGTTTAGGAATCTATCTTGGATGGGCGGCGAAAACGCGGCGTTCATGGTAGTCAGTCCGTGGTGTCGCACTGGTGAATCGCACGAGCAATTCCAGCGCCGTAAAGAGGCATACATCAAGGCGAAGCACACACGCGCTAAGAAGCGCGACGGGAGGCAGGCATGAGCGAGACGGAAATGGGCTGGACGTGCGGCTGCGGCTGGAACAACGGGATCAATCTTGCGGTATGCGCGACATGCGGACGAACGCCGTCAGAGGGATTCGGCGTAGGATTCGACCGCCGCGCCGAACTCGCCACCGAGACGACGGAGCGAAAGGGATTGACCGCTAAGGGATTGGACGCCGTGTGGTCCATGATCGTCCACTCGTGGAGCATTGAGACGCGCGAGTTCTTCGAGCGTGAAGGCCCGATTGAGTTTGCAGGGCCGCGTGATGCCACGCCGCTGATGAAGGCGATTCATCACATGTGGAAGCGTGACCCCAAGGTGGCACCGCTCGTGGCCGAACTCGCCACCCTCACCGCGCAGGTGGCCGAGCAGGCGCAGGAGATCGCAGCAAAGGAAACCATGATTGCGGCTACCGACGCCGAGGCTGCGAAGGCGCTGTTACTCCTAACTGATGCCGAGGCCAAACTCCGCGAGCAGGCGCAGGAGATCGAGCGGCTGCGTCGCGAATGGGAGGACGCCGTAGAGCGTGAGCGGAGACTGGCCCCATCATTGGCCGACACGCAAATGATGGCCCGTGATGCTCAGGCCAAGCTCAGCGCCGTCGAGGCGCTGAGAGATAACCTAAGCATCACCTATCAGGCCACGCTTAACATCTGGCCGAAGGAAATCTCTGAACGTCTGACCGCCATCCTCACACCGGAGGCCCAGTGACCAAAGCGAAGTACTACGTCGATACGAAGTGGCTGCACTGGGCGTGGTGGCCAAAGCGCGGCATTCACGACACGAGGAAGCAGGCAGAAGCTTATGCCTCTAGTCTTGCGCGTGGGATGTACAAAGAAAACGGCGTCCGCGTCCGTCACAAGGGCCGCACCATCGACCGATGGCAGGACGGACGGAGGGTGACGAAGTGAAGCTCGTGAAGATTGTGGACATCAAGACGTCGTATTACTTCCCAAACTGCGTCGTGCTGATCACGACGTGCGGCAAAGATCACCCAAACATCCGTCCAGCCAGCATGGGGCACAAGGTTGGAGACGTCTTTACCTGCCCATACGATCACAAGGAGCGCAAGCCGTGACCATCTGGCTCTGCTTCGACCACCACGCCCACGACGGCAAGGTGTGGGCCATCCGCGAAGGCAACACCTGGCACCGCGCCAAGGCCATCGACTGCCGCATTCAACTCGAGACCGTCTATCGTGGCCCCAAGGCCCAACAGCCCCGCGCCTACCTCAAAGGCGCTGGCCTGGTGACGCTCCGAAAGGGTATAGCCGTCATCACGTCATCCCGAGTTGTGGCAGAATAGGCGCGAGAGCAGAAATTATGGCCAATTCTGGAGCGTTCAAGAAAGGCGACGGGAGAGCGAGAAAGCCCAAGGGTGTGCCGAATAAGCTCACGATGGCCCTTAAGGACATGATCCTGACGTCGCTGTCACAGGCCGGCGGGATTGATTACCTTGTGGAGCAGTCTCAAGCTAACCCAACAGCCTACATGTCGCTGGTAGGCAAGGTCCTCCCGCTCCAGATAAAGGACGGGGGCGCAGACCCAAAAGTCCCGGCCCCGGTGATCCACGAACATGTCGACGGCTGAGCACGTCATCCAGCCCATCCCTGTACGCATGCGCTGGAAGGGCGTCCAGTCCAAGATCATGCTGGCGACCGAGCGCGAGATTGACGTCGAGGGAGCCATCCGCGCCGGCAAGACCACGGTCTGCATGTGGAAGGAGCACAGCTTCGCCCGCCAGTATCCAGGCATCGGCATCATCCTCGCCCGATGGTCTGAGGGCAACGCGGACGGCCTACTAGCCCCCCTGTGGCGGGCCATCTGTGATGAGGCGGGAGATAACCAGCACTGGAACCCCAACGAACGCTGCTTTGAGTGGCCGAACGGTAGCCGGATTTACTGCATCGGCCTCAAATCTCAGGACGCCAGCCAGAGGTATTCCAAGTTCCGAGGCAAGACGGTCGCCCGCGTCTACGTCGATCAGGCAGAGGAAGTGCCGGAGGACGTGTATCTCGAGCTTGCTGGACGTCTCAGCCAGCCGGGATTCCCGCATCAAATCACCATCAGCCCGCAGGCGGTCCATGAGGACCACTGGATTGCTCGGCAGTTCCCCGCCGAAGTGAGCATGCAGACTGAACATCGGCGCTACTTCTCGCTGGCGATCCACGACAACGCGCACAACCTGGACCCATCGGTCATCCCGGCGAATGAGCGCATCTACCCGCCATCGCATCCCAAGCACAACACCCTGATTCTTGGTCGGCGGGGCATGAACGTCATGGGTGAGCCGGTCTATAAGGGCGCATTCATGCGCGGCGTCCATGAGGCGCCAGCGGTCTATGATCCCGGCTTGCCGTTAGAACTCTCGCTAGACTTCGGCAAGAATCATCCGTGCATGGTGGCCCGCCAGGTGTCACCGCTCGGTCAGGTGCGATTCATTGGCGGGATTCTCGGCCAGCAGCTATTCCTTGATGACTTCCTGACCATCGTGCAGCGCCACGTGGCGACGTGGTGGCCGAACCCCATCGAAACCAAGTGGTGCTGCGATCCTGCCGGCGCGTCAGACACGTCCCACGGCACAGCGGGCGCTGTATCCATCCTGCGGGCCAAAAAGATCAACCCCGTCTACAAGCCCGACGCGAACAGCCCAGCGGTACGGTTGGCCTGTATCGAGCGCATGGCTGGCCGGATGCGCCATCGGGCCGCAGACCGATCGGAGTCGTTCGTGATCTCCAATGGGGAACAATGGCTACGTATTTCGTCCAGTAACACCGTGATTGACCGCTTCTTGGCTGATGGATTTGAGGCCGGCTACGTCTGGGATGAGCATATGGTCAGCGTAGCCAACAAGCAGGTGAAGAAGCCCAAGAAGGACGGATGGTACGAGCACGGCCAGAACTGCGCGGAGTATCTGGAGTTGAACTTTGGCGGCACGTTCGTTCCTAAGAAGGCCCCACGAGAGGCAAAACAGTCGTCCTCCTTTGTGGCGCGTGGCGCGGATGGGTGGATGAGTTGACAAGGTGTGTTACCGTTGATGGGGATAACGTGCGCCACGTCATCCCCGAGGGCACCTAAATGCGCTGTCCACAGTGTGAGACTGAGATTGCCGACGACCATCCCGAGGTTGCCGGATTGTGCATTTGCCCGAACGGACTGTGCGCCCGAACGCTGGTGATGTTAGAGCATGACACCGCCCGACTGGCAAACGCCAACGATACGACGACACTCACAGACGGCCAGTTATCCTCGCTCCGAGCGCAGCGAAAGAAGGTGCGCGCATGAAATGGTTTTGGATGGATACGAGTTACGACGTGACGGCTGACGCGTGGGTGGATACCTATGAGTTTCAGGGCGACGGCAAGCGCAATCGCGTGACGATTCGTCGGCCTCTCCAGTCTAGTCGCGGGCGACGTAATCAGCGATTCCGCACGGACGCCCAGATCGACACATGCGTAGAGGCCACCGCCTAATGGCTCTCTACCGCGACGACTCCGAGTTCTTGACCACCGCCCGTGATCGGTTCAAACTGGCCGACACTGCCGACTCCAAGCAGTCAGCCCGTGAGCGTGAGGCTATCGCGTTTGAGGATGGCGACCAGTGGCCGGCAGATGTGAAGACGGCGCGGAAGGGCTTGCAGCCCACAGGCGGGCAGGCGTCTATTCCCGCCCGTCCGACGCTGGTGATCAACAAGGTCAAAGAGCCGGTCCGTCAGATTCTCAATCAAGAGCGGTCCTCAGACATTGGCGTGGAGCTGGTCCCGGCTGACGACTTCGGTGATTTGGGCGTCACGCCAGACGATACCGAGGTGCTGCTGCGCGAGGGCATGGTCCGACGCATCCAGCGGGACAGCAACGCCGCCGACGCGCGGACATGGGCGTTTAAGCGGGCGGTGATCGCGGGCCGTGGCTACTACATGGTGATGACCCGGTATCTGCCGGGGCAGACGTGGGACCAAGAGGTCTACATCCACCGCATTTTCAATCAGGATTCGGTGCGGATTGACCCGGCCCATGTGCAGCCGGATGGGTCGGACGCCGATTGGGGCTTCGTCTCCACTTGGATGCAGTGGGACAAGTTCAAAGCGACGAATCCGAATACGGCTGACGGTGATCCGAACCCCCTCCTGGATTGCACGGACTCGGACTTCGTGGGCATGTCGGAAGCCTACCCTGAGTGGTATGCGAACGACGGCAACGGCCACCAAGCCGTACGAATCACCGATTACGTGTACGCCAAGCACACCACGCGCACGCTCTGCCTATTGCCGGATGGCTCGTCGGTCTGGGAGGATGAAGTTCCAGAAGGCGTGAAGCCGCAGGACACGCGCACTGTGGTCGATAAGCAGTTCAAGTTCTCCAAGATTGCCGGCGGCGTGGTGGAGCTCGAGCGCACCGACTGGCCCGGTCCTGACTTTCCCATCATCAAGGTGATTGGTGATGAAGTCCTCCCGTATGACGACCAGCGCCGATACAACGGCGTGGTGTCCCCAGCGATGGACGCTGGGCGCGGCGAGAATTACATGATTTCCAAGATGGTGGAGACGATTGGCCTCTCGCCCATACCGCCGCTAATGGTGGACCCAGACGCCATCGACGGCTACGAGTCCGAATACGAGATGATGAACGTCCGCGCCATGCCGTATCTGAAGTATCGGACGCGGGACGATCAAGGGCAGGAACTCCGGCCACCTACGCGGCCACCTGTGACCACGGATATTCAGGCGATTTCGCAGGCCATCGGCATGTTTGATGCCTTCGTGAAGTCCACGACGGCGGTGCCGGATTCGACAATGGGCAACGTAGACCCGTCGCTCAAGTCAGGCCGCGCCATTCGTGAAGTCGTGGCGAACGCGCAGATGTCCACGTCGAACTTTCTGGACAATCTGGCCCGGTCCATGCGCTATGAGGCGCAAGTCATCAACAACCTACTGTGGCCGGTCTATGCGTCACGTCCAGGTCGATTGGTGCGTATCCTGACGGGTGAGGGCGAATCGCAGACCATCCAGATTTACCAGCCCGAGGACGGCGGACAGCCCGGCGGTCAGATGGCCTTGCAGCAGAAGGCGCAGAAGGTAGCGAAGCTCACCAAGGACGCCAAGTTCAACATTGCTGTGAAGATTGCGAAGAACACCGAGAGCCGGCGTAACCAGTTCGTGCAGATGTTCGGGGACATTCTCGGCGCGGACCCGCAGCAGATGGCCATTGCGGGCGATCTGTTCTATCGAAACATGGACATTCCTGAAGCGCGGCAGTTGGCCAAGCGGATGAGAACCATGTTGGCCCCGCCCGTGCAGGCGATGCTGGCGAAGGAAGAACAGGGCGTCGAATCGAGTCCTGAAGCTGACGCGCAGATTGCCCAGTTGACCGAGCAGCTACAGGCGGCAGAGGCGGCGATGGCCGAACTGTCAAAGAAGGCCGAAGGCAAACAAATCGACGCACAAGCCAAGCTGCAAGTGGAGCAGATGGCGACCGAGAAAGACGTGCGGATCGCGCAGCTACAGGCTGACATTGAGCTTGAAAAGGCCCGCATGGACAACGCGACCAAGATCCACGTCGCGGAGATTGCGGCCCGAACTAAGGGCATTGTGATGGCCCACGAATCCGAGCATGAAGCCGTAGCGATGGCGCATGAGGCGGTGCAGGGTGATCTAGACCGTCAGCATGAGCGCGAGATGGCTGATCAGCAGATGGCGCATCAGGCCGACATGACCACGGGCGATCAAGCCTTCCAAGCGGAACAGGCCGAGGTTGCAGCCGAACAGTCCGAGGGGATGAGTGAATAACTTCCACACGTCTTTTTGGGCCTCGGAAGTCGTCACCGCCTACGCCGGACGACGTATTCGTGTCCTGATTCCTCCATCCCGTCCATCCACTACGTCATGGCTGGGAGACGGCACTATTTACCCCGAAGTGCTGGTCGGCGTGAGCTTTGGTGAGTTCACTTCAATGATGACTGACGCGGAAGCGACCGCCGCCGTCCATCGTGCGGTGGATACTGCGAGGTCTACATGGGCGAATTGACCCATCACAAGGTGCTGACTGACGACGGCAAGCGGGCAGCCGCGAGAATGTTCATGGGCGGCGTAGAGATGTCCGACGTGGCCTCACGGTTCGGTGTCTCCCGCCGCCATATTGAACAGTTAGCCCGTGAAGCGATTCAATCTCTCTCCGAGCGTGTCGTGAACACTAAATCGGCCAAGGAGCCGCAGACCCCATGAGTGAAGCCGCCATCGAATCCGTCGCCGCTGAGCCTGTCGAGCAAGCCGTAGAACCCGTGCTGTCGGTGTCGGAACATGCGGCACAGTTCAACCCCGCCGCGCCGAAAGTCGCGCCCGTGGCCGACGAGAGCGAAGAAGCGCCGGAAGGAGAGACCGACGCCGAGCGCGAAGAACGGATTCACCATTCAGCGGCACAGAAGCGCGAAGCTGATACCGGCAAGTGGAAGGACGGCAAGCAGCGGAAGTCCAAGGACCTGGTGGAGCGCGTCAATGCGCTCACGGGTCGCGCCAAGGGCGCTGAGGAACGCGCCGCCGCTGCTGAGCGTAACTTAGCCGCCGCGCAAGATGAACTGAACCGTCTCAGAGCGGCATCAGCGCCGCGCGCCGAGATTGCCAAGGCTGAAGCCCGGGTGGACGCGAAGACAGAAGCGGTTGACGCGGCAGACCCAGAACCGCAGGAATCCGAGATTGATGAGAAGTTTGGCGGCGACTACGCGAAGTTCCTGAAAGCGCAAGCGCGATGGGAAGCCCGCCAGGAAATGCGTGAACAGCGCGAACGAGAAGAACGGGAAGTCATCAATCGTCAAGTGGCTGAAATATCAAAGGCGCAAGTGCAGAAGTTCAACACGCGCGTCGACGCGGCCCGGCAGAAATACAGCGATTTCGATGCCGCCGCGAATGAGGTCATTCAGCGCGTGCCGCAAGGTTCCATCATCGAATCGTGGATGTTTGAGCATCCCAAAGCCGAAGATGTGGTATATATGTTCCATTCGCATCCGCAAGAGCTTGACGCGATCTTGCAGATGCCGACCGCCATCGAACAAATCGAAGCGGTCACGCTGCTCGCGCAGCGGTTTGCGTCACCACAGAACGGCTCAGCCGGTACCACCGGATCGGCGACCGTTCGCAAAATGGTTAGCACGCCTCCCAAGCCGCCTAATCCGGTGCGGACCGAGGCTCAGCGCAGCAGCGATGGACCCCCGTTAGACGGGTCGCTGTCAGTTTCTGAGCATGCTCGGCGATTTAAGCTCCGACACTGACCGCATTTCTCCATTGTTGTCGCGCCTTTGAGCGAGGTTTGACATGAATACTCTAGCCACGCCGAACTGGGTCACGACTGACACAGCCACGGGCTTTCTCGACAGCACCAAGCTGATCGGTCGATTCGACCGTCAGTGGGATGACCAGTGGTCCAGCAAGCCCGGTGGTGCCAAGCTCGGCTATACCGTCAACGCTCGCATCGAACAGCGATGGATCGTGACGGAAGGTCAGGCATTCCAACAGCAGGCGATTCTGGACCAGACGGTTCCGATCACGATCAACCATCAGTTCAACGTCGGCTCGGGCTACTCGACCGCGCAGTCCACGATGGAGATTCAGGAAATCCAGTCGCGCTACTCGCGTCCTGCCGGCAAGTCGATGGCGGCGAAGTGGGATCGCGTGGCCGGCCTTGAGGTCTACAAGTCGGTGTCGTTCGCGATCGGCACTCCCGGCGTGAACATCAGCACCAATGACCAGTGGGGTGATGCGGTGGCGCTGTTGCAGGAACAGGGCGTCCCCGACGACTTCATTGCGGTGATTTCTCCGAGCCAGCAGAACACGACGGCGACGAGCAATCAGGTGCTGTTCAACCCGGCGCAATACGTTGGTGAGTTGTTCGAGTCGGGCAAGATGTCTGGTCCGGCGCTCGGCATGAAGGGCTGGTATACCGATCCGCTCCTGCCGATGCACACCACGGGCAGCTTCACGGCCTCGACGCCCGCCGTGAACGGCTCAGGGCTCACCGGCTCCACGTTGGCCACGGACGGCTGGGGCACGTATGCGCTGAAGGCCGGCGATGTGTTCACGCTGGATGGCGTCTACGCGACCAACCCGCTGGTGCAGGACTTGGACATGGGCCGGCTGATGCAGTTCTCGCTGACGGCTGACCTGTCGGGTTCAACCACGGCCACGCTGGCGTTCACGCCTGCAATCGTCACGTCGGGTCCGCTCCAGAACGTCACAAATGCGCCGGCTAACAACGCGGCCATTTCGTTCAAGGGTGCCACGGGCACTGTTGGCGCGACGATGACGGCCACGCGGTCGCGGCAGAACCTGATCTTCCATCCGAGCGCGTTCGCGTTCGTCATGGCCGATCTGGACCGCGATCTGGACGGCGCGAAAACCGGCTACGTCTCGGACAAGGAAACCCGCGTCAAGATGCGCTGGGCTTCGCAGTGGAACGGTCAGACCGATCAGAAGCTCTCGCGGTTTGACACCCTCGGCGGCATCGCTCCGGTGCTTCCGTACTTCGCCGTTCGCGGCTTCGGAGGTTCGTAGTCATGGCACTCACAAACGCAACACTCGCGAGCGCGTGCATCGCCTCGGATTCTGTGTTGGTCCTCTCGGCGTCCACGGGCGTCTCGGCGGGCTACAAGATCGAAGTCGACGGAGAAATCTTTCAGGTCGCCTCGAACTACACCACCTCGGGCAACGGCGTGAACGTGCCGGTGCTGCGCGGTCAGAACGGCACGTATGCGTTCGCGCATCCGTCCGGGGCGAAGGTCCGCATCGGGCCGGCGTCAGACACGCAGTGGGGCAGCCAGGTCGCCCAGACCGTCACGCAGTATCCGAATGTGCGGGCGCGTCAGGTCGCCAGCTACTCGGCATCGGGCGCGATTGCGCTCCCGAATCCGGGTGCGGACTTGCTCGTGTTCCTGAATGGCACGTCAGTCTGTGCCATGACGGTTGCGGACCCCCAGACGGCGCTGGACGGCTCGTTCCTCTACATCGCGTCGAACGGTGCGGCAGCGCACACGGTGACGTTCGCGTCCGGATTGTCCGGCGCGGGCAGCTCCTACGACGTGATCACAGTGAACGCGACGGCCCCGGTCCTGTTGGGACCGTTCTGCGCGGTCAACGGCTATTGGCAGGCGGCGGTGGCCGTGCCGATGGCTGGCACGGTGACGAACGTTACGGCCACGTTGGCCTGACGCTAACGAAGGAGTAAACGCATGAGCGTGTTGCAGTCGTCGGACGGCGTGTACGGGAAAGAAGCGTGGAAGTGGGAACACCATCAGGGGGAAACGCACCCGAGTGACCCAACGATTCGAGGTATGCGCCCGCGTGAGTTTCAGGCGTATCCCGCCATGCTCTACCGCGCCACGCAGAAAAACCCGTGGCGGTTCGATCAGCACTTGGCGACTGATGCCAATGACCAGGCGACCCAGGAGGCACAGGGCTTCGTGGCTGGCGGTCAGCAGGCTGCAGCGGATCGGTACGACGCGATGCAGCAGGAGATTGCTGTGCTCGCGGCGAACCGCAACTGGAACGACCGCAACATAAGCGACAAGGCGAAGGCCGAAGTGAACGAAGCCGAGCAGGCGAGTTCGCGGCACCTCGCGGAAATCCCCGAGAAACCACGGCGCGGCAGGCCGCGCAAGGTCGATTAGCACGACAGCACACCATGCACGGAGGGCCTGACGGCTCTCCGTGCCTCTCGCACTTCCGCGAGGGCATGGAAAGGCAGGATTGCAATGCTTACCTCAATTACCGGCGGGGGCGTGTTCACGAAAGCGGTCAGATTTACGTGGATGGCGGCACGGTGACGGCGGCGACGTCCGGTATCGCGGTGAACCCGACGTAAGGGGCATATGGCCTCTACGACAGGCACGGCCATCGTTCAAGGCGCGTTCGCGCTGCTCAACGTCTTTACACCGGGGGAATCCGTCTCGGCCAACGACGGTGAGTATGCGCGGACGGTGCTGAATGACCTGCTCAGTTCGTGGGGCCAGCGGACGCTGTTTATTCCCGTCATTGCGCGGGAACGGTTCGATATGACCGTAGGGAAGGGTTCACCGACGAACCCCTACACCATCGGGTCCGGCGGTGATTTCGACACGGAGCGACCGGCGAACCAGAACGCCATCACGGCGGCGAATCTGATCCTCACGTCCACGTCGCCGGAAGTTCGTATCCCGCTGGGGATTTACACGGATCAAGCCTACGACGCGAACCAGATTCCCACGCAGACGAACACGTATCCCACGGGCCTCTACTACAGCCCCACGTATGCGTCTGGCCTTGGGAGCATCTTCCTGTGGCCTGTGCCGAACACGGCGACGAACGACCTCGAGCTGTTTCTACAAAAGAGCGTGGCCCCGTTCGCCAACCTCAGCACGACCTATTACGTGCCGGATGGCGTTCCGCTGATGCTCAAGTACAACCTGGCAGACGCGCTGCAAGGGGCATACGGCAAGCAGATGAGCGAGTCCGACCGCCGCCTGGCCGTCAGCAGCATGGCGACGTTCAAGCGGTCCAACAGCAAGACGAGCGACTTGGCGAATGATGCCGCCGGCCTGTTCGGGTCACGACGCCACGGCGTCTACAACATCTATTCGGATACGGGAGGGTAGGCCATGTTCACGAGTCCAGGCGGTCCTAAGTTTGTGGTGTGCTTCACGGGTCAGAGCGATGATGAGACGCTCGGGCCGTGGATTGACGCACGCGGCTATGCGAACGTGACGTTCTACACGACGGGTATCGGCACCACGTCCTCGGGCGTCATCACGTTTGAAGAATGCGACTCGCTGACGGCGACACAGCCGACGCAGCCGTATAACGCCGGCACGGGCAAGTTCTCCGTGGTGGCCACGCGGAACGCGGTTGACGTGGATACCGGGGTGCAGGTCGCGGACCACTTCCCGCCCAACGCGGCGTATGGCTTCGTGCGGTCGCGGATTTCAACTGCGGTCGGTGGCGGCGGAACCGTCACGGTCACAGCGGAGTTGAGCTAATGGCGACCTCGCGGTTTATGGGGCGTGGTGATGTGGTCGGCCCCGCGTCGGCGACAGACGGCGCGTTGTGCGCGTTTGACGGGACGACGGGCAAGCTCATCAAGGTCGGGTCGGGCCTGAGCCCGACATTCGCCACCGTGACGGCGACGACTAGCGTCGTGATCGGCGCGGCTGTGATTACCAATCCGTCAGCCACCATCTTAGGCCTCAACGGGTCCATTGAGACTGGCGCTGGGTCGTATGTGTGGTCCAAGCTATACGTCTACGTTGGCCCCAACGCTGGCACGCAGGGCCGCATCGGCTGGCTGGCGGAGGGATCACTCGAACTGCGTACAGCGGCAGGAGCCGACACTGGCAAGTTCACGACCAATGTCGTCAACGCCACGGGCAAGTTTCAACTCAACGGCGTGGACGGCTTCACTGGCACGGGCGCATACACGAATTTCACGATTGTCGGCGGCATCATCACGGCGGCGAGCTAATGCGGACCTACGCCGACTACATGCGCAAGCAAGGGCAGAAGGCGGCTGAAGATCAGGCCAAAGAGGACGCGCAGAAAGCCAAGTCCCAGCAGGGCCAGCAGACGCACAAGGACCCAATGCGCGCGGCACGGTGGGCGGCGTTGCTCGGTTCTGGCGTGGCTGACGCCGAATCGACACGGCAGGCATTGAAGCGGCCCGGTAACTACGAAGCGAATCCAGTGACGGCGAAGATTGTAGGGAATACGCCGCTCTCCTACGCCGTGAAGCTCGGCGTGAATAGCGGGCTGGCGACGATCCTCGACAAGACACACAAGACTAACCCGAAGCTGGCCAATGTGCTGGCGTTGCTGATGTCAGGGTTGCAGGCTGGTGTGGCCATCCGCAACACAAAGGTGGGGAAAAAGTAATGCTGACAAGAGAACAACTCGCCGCCGATCTCGCGCACGCGGAAGCCAAGCGCGACGAGCAGATTGCCGAAGTGAACGCGATCATCGGGCGCATTGCCTACATCAAGCACTTGCTGACGCTGGAACCCGCAGCCCCGCCGAAAGCCCCGCGCAAGAAGTAACCGATGCCGGCCTTCTCTGCGTTTAACGGCGGGTTCTACCAAGCACTGAGTCCGACGTTCGCAGCGGATACGGCGGTCAACGTGTATCTAGAGACGCGCTCGGTACCGGGGAGCGCGAAAACGTCGACGCTGATCGGCACGCCGGGGCAGTTGCTTGAAGGCACCGTTCCATCGTCAGGGATGCGCGGCGAGTTCGCCCAAGATGGCCGCGCCTGGTTCGTGTGCGGGTCCACGCTCTACGAGCGCGTGAGCGCTGGCAGCTACGCTGTGGTCGGTAACGTCGGGACGGACGGCTTGCCCGTGTCGTTCGCGTCCAACGGCAAGGGCGGCGATCAACTGGCGCTGTCATCGGCTGGCAACGTCTACGTGCTCAACCTCAACACGAACGCGCTGACGATGGCCGTGCTGCCGTTCACGGGCGCGGTGATGCTGGCGTTCATTGACGGGTACGTGCTGGCGCTCCAAAAGGACAGCCCGATTGTGTGGTTCTCCGCGCTCGAGAACGCCTTGAGTTGGGACGCGCTGGATTTCTTCGCACGGTCGGGCACGTCGGATAACATCGTCGGCATTGCGGTCACGAAGGACCGCGTGTGGTGCTTGGGGTCCAAGACGGCCACGCTCTTTTATGACTCCGGTGACACTGATACGCCGTTCGTGCCTTATCCCGGCACGACGATGCAGATTGGCCTCGTCAGCCCGTGGCTGATGGGTGTCTACGCCGATCAAGTGTTCTGGGTGTCTGTGAGTTCTCGCGGCTCTCGGCGTGTGGTTATGGCGATGGATGCCGTGCCGCAGCCGATTTCGACGCCGCCTATTGATCTGTGGTTGCAGAACTGCCCGACGTTGGCCGGCGCGGAGATGCTCATCTACGAGCAGGACTCGCACGTATTTGTCAACATCACGGCACCAGACAGCCCAGACGACATCCAGACGTATAGCTTCGACGCCGCTGAAAACATGTGGGCGGCTCGGGCTGGGTGGGATGCCGTGCGCGGCGTTTACACGCGGTGGCCGGTGCGCGGCGTCATGGGCATCGACGGGGCCGTGATCGTCGGTGACTACCGCAACGGCAACATTTATGAACTGAGATTGACGACGTACACCGACAACGGCGGCATCATCCGGCGCGAGCGCGCGTGTCCGTACGTCTCCGACGAGAATCAGTGGCTCTTTATTGATTCGTTTGAGTTGGGCGCTCAGGTGGGTGTGGGCCTCTCGACGGGGCAAGGCGTGGCTCCAGTGGCGAACCTGGAACTCAGCCGAGACGCCGGTCAGACGTGGGTAAACACCGGTACGGCGACACTTGGCGCAATGGGCGGCTATCTGGCTCGAGCCATCTGGCGGCGTTTGGGCCGGTCCCGTGGTGACCGTCTCGTGTTCCGCGTGACGCAGACGGACCCGGTAAAGACGGCATGGACGGGCGCATGGATTCGGGCGCAAGCTGGGACGGGGCAGCTGTAATGGCGACCGTCCTTCCGATTCCACCGTCAGGCACCCCGTATCTAGACGCGAGAACTGGCACGGTGTCTGAGCCGTGGCGTCGGTACCTGTTGTCATTGCAGGACCTTTCGCCGCAGATTCCACCGATTGACGCGCAGTACTGGGTGTCCACGGGCAACAGCGCACTCACTAACGAGCGCAACATCGGCGCGCTAGCGACTGGATACCTCAAGATCACGACGGCGCTCGGGATTGCCACGCCATCGTCAACGGCCAGTATCCCCGGCGCGGACGTCACAGGCGCGGCGTTGACGCGCACGAACGATACCAACGTCACGTTGACGCTCGGCGGTTCGCCGCTCACCGGCTTGTTGCGCGCGGTGTCTCTCTCGCTTGGATGGTTAGGTCAGCTTGGGCTGTCTCGCGGCGGCACGAATGCCGACCTATCAGCCACTGGCGGCACGTCGCAAGTCTTGAAGCAGACGACGCTCGGCGGGGCGGTGACGGTGGGGCAGTTGGCAACGACGGACATCACAAATCTCGTCAGCGGCACGTACACGCCGACGCTGACCAACGTCACAAACATTGCGGCGTCTGTGGCGTTCCCGTTGCAATACACGCGGGTTGGCTCATTCGTCACAGTGGCCGGCAAGGTGGAAGTAGACCCCACGGCACTTGTGGCGTCTGAATTGGGCATTTCGCTGCCGATTGCGTCAAACTTCGCCAACGACTACGAGTGCGGCGGGTCAGCGAATGCTGGCGCGGTACAGCAAGGGGCGTCAATCACTGCCGATCCAGCAAACAATCGCGCAACAATGAACTTCATCGCCACCGACGTGGCTAACCGCACGATGGCGTTCATCTTTGGGTACCAGATCATATGAGTCTGCACATTCGCGAAGCCGTGGCCGCTGACTTGCCGATGGTGGTGTCGATGGCAGATCGGTTCATCGAAGAATCGGAGTATGCCGACAAGATCGCGTCAAGCGCGCCTGACGTAGAAGCATTTGCGCTCCGTTTGATGGAAGGCGAAGACGCCGCGCTTTTTGTTGCGGAGCGCGACGGGGCGATTATTGGGATGATTGGCCTATGGGTGTTTCGGCATCCGTTTTCTGGTGAGCGCGTCGCGTCAGAGTTGGCGTGGTGGGTAGAGCCTGAACATCGCCAGTCATCGGCGGGGCGTCGTCTTTTGTCGGCAGCGGAAGCATGGGCGAGTGGCAGAGGCGCGGTATCATTGCACATGATCGCGCCGAACGCGCATGTGGAGCAGTTCTATCAGCGCGTCGGATACTCGAAGGTGGAAGTGACCTACGAGCGGAGGTTATAGCTATGGCAATCGCAACAGGAACAGCGATGTTGGTCGGCGCGGGTATCGCAGGTGCGACACAGCTTGCGTCTGGTCATTCGGCGTCAAATGCGGCACGAGACGCGGCCACGGTGGAATCGAAGTACACCGCTGAAGCCTTGGCTGACGCCAGAGCGGAGCGTGAGTATCAGCGCACGTTGGACGAGCGCAACCGCAACGACGCCATCGAGACACGCGACTACAACCGCGCGCAGTACGGTGACTACGTGGGCCGGTTGTCGCCCTACGCAAACGCCGGCACGAAAGCCGTGACACGGCTCTCAAACAACCTCGGGGGTAACTTGGCGTCGGTTGTCCCATCGAACGGGAACGGCATGGTGAATCTGGCCGACAAACACGGGCGGGTGCGTCCGGTGCCAGCAGCGCAAGCGGAGAAATACATCGCTCTCGGCGCGAGAAAGGTCTAGATCATGATGGCGAAGGTGATTCACACGCTCGACGGCGACTACAACGAAGACGGCACCAGCTTCACAGGCCGCGAACCGCGCACGATGGACGACACGGCGACTCAGGCCGACGTGACGACCACGGGCGAGCAGCCGATGGGCTTCGCTGACTTGATTCGACAGGCCATCATCAAGGCGTATCCGACGAAATCAAAGGATGCGAACTGGCTCAACAGTCAAGTGAGCTACTACGTCGCTAAGCAGGGCACCGAAGGCAAAGACGACGCCTACTACATCAAGCGCGCCTCGGGCTGGCAGGCGGGTAAGGATGATTGGGCTGAGGCGGGCGAGTTCGCCAACGGCGCGGGATGGGACGGCGGCGACGGGGCTGACGGCTTTGATTGGGACACCGCAGAGTTGGCCCCACCAGAGCAGTACACGGCGCTGGATCGGCCCGACTACCTACAGGGCGAATACGTCCCCCCAACCTGGGGCGAGACGTTCCAAGCGCCATCCATGTCGGAACTCCAGAAGGACCCCGGCTATCAGGCGCGACTGGCGGCGGCACAGAAGGGCTTCGAGCGCAGCGCGGCGGCGCGCGGCTCCATACTCTCTGGCGGCTCTCAGGTGGCGCTCGGACGGCAGCAGCAGGAGCTTGCGGCGAACGAGTACTCCAACGCCTTCGGACGCGCCTACGACACGTACCAGCAGCGCTACGGGCAGTTCCAAGACAAGTTGACGGCATCGGCTGGGGCGCGCGGTATCAATGAGAACGCCTATCAGACGGACGTGACGAACAAGCTGAACCAGTACGGCAACCGCTACAACGTGTGGCGGGATGCGAAGGATGACCAGTTCCGGCTGGCTGACTTGGGCCTGAACGCGACGACGGCGGGAGTGCCCCGATAGTGGCCTCCGTCGCTGAACTCCTCTTGCAGCAGGGGCGGTCACAGGGTGACGCGATCCGCCAGCGCGGCGACATTCGCGCGCGGACGTATGCGAACCTTGGCGGCATCGCGCAGCAGGCCATTGGGGATTACCAGCAGAACCGAGAGCAAGAGAACGCTGCGCGCGTGAAAGCGGAGCGCGAAGCCTTGCGGTCGAAGCCGTTTGAAGGTGGCGCGATCCCGCTGAAGGGCACCGACTTGCTGCAGTACGGCTACACGCCGGAAGAGGCTGGCCGCTACCAGACGATGTTGGAATCAGCCGACAAGATGGCGCGGGGCGAAGTAGCTGACGCCAAAGACAAGGTGGGGTCGATCGCGCTAGGCATGAAAGTGCTTCCCGCGCCGATTCAGGCGAAGGCCTACACCATGCTTCGCCCATTGCTCGTGAAGGCCGGTGTGGCTGGCGAGAATGACCTACCGCAAGAGTTCACGCCGGAGTTGATCGACTACGCCCTGAATGCCACAGGTCACGCTCCAGCCGATCTGAAGCCAGAGAAAATCGAAACGCGGGACGCTGACGGCTCTACAAAGATTCAGTTTGTGACGCCGAAGGCTGGGCAGGAGTTCACGAGCGCGCCAGTGCCGAAGGCAGACGAAGGCGCGTATGTGGTTGTGCCCGGTCCAAACGGAAAGCCTGTGCGGAAGTGGGTGCCTAAGGAGACGCTGGCGTCTACTGGCGTCGAAGAGTACCAAGAGCCGAAGACGTTCGCGCCGAAGGACGAGCGTATTGTGCAAGTCATGGGGCCGAACGGTTCGCCGGTCTGGGTGCGTGAGTCTGAAGCGGTCGGCAAGCCAGCCGCGCAAGCGCCACGCGCCGTGACGGGCGCGGAACGTCAGGCGTTGGCATTCTTCAACCGCGCCAATGACGCCATCCAAACCATCACGCCGCTGGAGGCCGAAGTGGCCAAGATGGGGCTGGCTGGGCAGACGAAGCTTCAATACGCGCCGAACTGGATGCAGAGCGACGTCGGCCAGCAGTACCGGCAATCACAGCGCGCCTTTACAGAGGCGAGACTCCGCAAGGAATCGGGAGCGGCGATTCCGGTTGATGAATACGAGAACGACGCCAAGACGTATTTCGCGCAGCCGGGTGACAGCCAGAAAACTATCCAGCAGAAAGCGGCAGCGCGCGCGAAGGTGCTTGAAGGCTTGGGCTATTCGGCCGGCAGAGCTTACGACGAGTTCTATGGCGAGCCGTTTAAGAAGATGGGCGGCAATGCGTTTGATACGGGCATGAATCTGAATGTGGCCCCGCCGACGCGCATCCGCTACGACATCAACGGGAACGTCATCAAGTAGGCCAACCATGCAGACCAATCAGCAAGGCTTTGTCATCGTTGGTTCGGACGGGAAGACCGAGCACGAGTTCCCCGCTGGGATGGACCCGAAGAAAGCCGCAGAGATCGTGCGCCGTCAAGAAACAGGCGTCGGTCAGCAGCCACAGCAGCCGCCTCCGCAGCAGCCCGCGCAGTCGCCGTCTATTCCCGCGCAGATCGGTGACGTGATGGGACGCTACGGGAAGCAGGTCGCGAAGAATGTGACCATGCCTCTGCGCCATCCGGTCGACACCGCGCAAGCCGTCGTAACTGCACCCTACCAGGTGCTCAAGTCGCACATGGACGAAGCGCAGCGCGCCTATGACTCGTGGCAGCGTGGCGACCGTGGCGAAGCTACGCTTGAGGCTCTGGCGTCTGTGGTGCCGGTGATCGGCCCCATGCTTGACCAGTTTGTTCGGCGCACGGCAAGCGGCGAAGGCCCAGAGGTGGCGGGTGACATCACGGCGATGATGGCCCCGGCAGCGGCGGCTAGATTGCCCGGTGCTATTCGTGCCGCCGGGAAAGTAGCGACGACACCAGAATCAGAAGCCTTGAGCTTCGTCCAGTCTCGCGGTGTGCCGGTTGATGTGGCCACGCAGAGCGGTAACGGCTTTCTTCGCAACGTCCAACAAGCCGCAGAGAAGGCGTCATTCCTTGGTGGGCGAGTGGGCACGAAAGCCGCTGAAGGCGTCAAGAGCGGACTGGCCACGCTGGGCGATGTGCTGGCGTCAAAGGCCGGCAGAGGCCAGCCACAGACGTTGCTGGGGGCTGGTGAGGAAGCCGCGACAACGGTACGCCAGCGCATCAAGGACCTCAGCAAAGAAGCCGACCAAGCGTATGAGGCCATCCGCCAGCGTGAGCAGCAAGGCACGGTCATTGGCATCAACGTCAAGACGGCCAAGACGAAACTCAAGCCGGTCTACGACCAGTTGGTGCGGGAGTCGCAGCTTGCACAGCCGCAAGGGGCGACACGCACGGCACTGATTGCGCTGGATCGGCTCATGTCTGGTCCTGATGTGGCTCCAATGAGCGTGGTCGATGGCGCGCTGAGCGAGATGAAATCGGCCCTACGTTCGGCGGGAGACTCGCAGCCGTGGTCCAAAGGCGTCGGTGTCATGCGCGGCACAATTCAGGCGCTCGACAAAGAAGTCATGGACGTCGCGCGCATTCACAAGCTGGATGATGCGTTGACGGCGGGTCGCAAAGCCACTATCGACAAATACAACGCGATTGACGTCCTCGACCAGATCGGCGCGGAGCCGGTGGCAGCGGTCAACAAGGTACTCGCCCAGAAGGATCGTGGCATTTCTCAGTTGCGCGCGTTGCGGCGAGAAGCGCCGGAAGCGGTCGGTGAAATGGGCCGCGCGAAGCTCGATGAACTGCTCGGCAAGGCGCGCGAAGGCAAGCACGACACCGTATTGACCGAGTGGCTCAACATGGGCGATGCGACAAAGAAAGAACTGTTTGCGGAGTCACTGGCAAAGAATCCCGACTATCTGGCCAACGTGACGCAGTTATTCCGCGCGTCCAAGGAACTTCAGAAGTCGATGAACCCGAGCGGCACGGCTGGACAGGCGTTGTCGGCGGTCCATGCGGCGAACCTTGGGTCAGCGTTGGCCACGGGCAATCTGCAGCAGGCCGTGCTGTCAGCGATCTACGAAGCGGGAGGCGGCATCACCGCGAAGGCGTTGCGTTCGCCGCGTATCGCCCGTGTCTTGGCGCAAGGGGTGCGCGTTCCGGTACGAACTCCAGCGGCACGAGCGGCTTATCTCTCCACTGTCGCCAAGGCGTTTCAAGCGGAAGGCTTACCGGTTCCCGCGTTTGCCAGCACAGAACGGCCAGAGCGGTGAGTGCCGCCGTGACCAAACACCAGAACGCCGCGACGGCTTGGCGGTATGACATGCAGAGGGGAATTATATGGCTGTAGGCGCTCTAATGCCGCTTGTGCGGTACGTGGTCATGAACAACGGCGCAATTGTGCCGGGAGCGAAGGCGTATTTCAGCCTCTCAGGGACGGACACGCCGCAGCCGGTCTACACCAATTCGGCGCTCACGGTGCCCCATGCGGACCCGGTGGTCGCTGACGCAGAAGGCGTCCTCCCGCCGATCTACTTCTCGGCGGTGGCTTATCGGCTAACGATCACGGACGCCAACGGGGCGACGGTATTCCCGGCGACCGATGACATCTACGACTTCGGGGAGGTGCAGCTTGCCGCCTCGGGAGGGTCGGCGCTTGTCGGCTACATCCAGAGCGGATCGGGCGCGGTGGCGCAGACGGTGCAGGGGCGGCTGCGGCAGAAGGTGTCCGTGGTGGACTTCGGCGCGGTGGGTGATGGCGTCACCAATGACCTTGCGGCCTTCCAGCTGGCCGTCACGCGCGCCGGCAGCGGTGGGACGGTGTTTATCCCCGCCCTGACCAACGGCAAGTTCTACAACCTCGGGGACGGCTTGGTCATTACGTCCAAACCGAACATCGAAATCGTGGGCGAGTCGGCCAACGCGGTCATTGCCGCCACCAGCACGGGAGCCTATGCCCTGAGCTTCTATGGCTGCAACGGCTTCAAGGTGCGCGGGCTGACGGTGCAGGGCGTGGCGGGTGGCGGTGGCGCGATCGTTGTCGGTAAGGCTGACGGCACGGCTCCGTCGTTCTTCGGCACGATTCAGGATTTGACGATTCCGGTCAACTTCGACGCTGACGCGATTCTCGGCAATCACTGCATGTCGCTCAAGATCGACGGCATCATTGCCACAGCAGACGCCACACGGCCTTCGACGGATTCGGCGCTCAATGGCGGCGTCTACGGGCCGAACGTCGCCACGATCACGGCGGCATGCGTAAACATCGTGCGCCAGGCGAGCGGCCAGAGCAACGCCATCACGCTCAACGAAATCACGGCGAGCGGCTGGCGCGGGAATGGCATCATGGCCGAGGGTGTCGATTCCATGCTGATTCAGGGCAGAGACATCACGGGCAACTGCCGTAACTACTCCTTGCTGACCAATCCGGGACAGATCAAGCTGACGGACTGTTCGCGCGTGACCATCGGCACGGTCTACACCGAGACGCTGGCGGCGGGAACGGCGAACAACATCTACCTCGATGGCGGCAAGGACGTCGAACTCAACAACGTCATCTATGGCGCAGATACGAGCGTGGCCGGCTTCATCCGACTGACGGATTGCCAGCGCGGCACGCTCAACAACTGTTTCGGTGAGGGCGTCGAGATTGATAGCACTTGTGTTGATATCCGTTGCGATGCGGTGAGCTACGGCGGCAACGGCGCTGGGTTTGTGGATAACGGCCTCCGGTCGCAGCGGTCGCGCATGACGAATATTTCGGCGTCTAACCACATGGCCGGTGGTCAGACTCAAGCCGCGCAGATGAACCTGCTGCGGAATCCCGGCTTGGAACAGTGGACGTCAACGGCAGCACCGGTCGATTTCACGCTGAGTAATTGCACGGCACTCCGCACCGGCACGGGCGAAGCGGATACGACGAAGTTCCGTGGCCGGTACGCCTGCAAGCTCTCAACGCGCACAAATGCCACGAACGGGCTGGTGTATAGCCTTTCCGACTACAACGACGCGACGACGCGCGCGGCGATGGTCGGCAAGAAGGTGACGATTTCCGCATGGGTCTACGTCACGGCTGGGGCTGCGCTTGGACTCTCAGCCGTCTACAGCACCGGCACGACCGACGACGCGGTGCCCAACTACACCGTGGGCACGGACACATGGAAGAAGATCAGTGAGACGTTCGTGGTCCGGTCTGGTGCCACCACGATGGACGTGCGAATCGTCTTGCGGTCAGATACGACCGTGGCGTACATCGACGAAATGTCCGTGGTGTATGGCGAGGCGCAGACAGACGCGGTGTGCGACCGGACGACAGAGATTGGCCCGTACGGCTTCATGCAGCTCACCTCGAGCGCCACGCCCACGTTTGACCACGCCGTCGCTCCGTTTCAGTCGATGACGCTCACGGGCAACGTGACGGGCGTGACGATGAGCAACGGCATCGTGGGCAAGATGCTGACTATCAAGATCACGCAGGACGGCACGGGCGGCTACACGGTATCCGGCTGGCCGGCGTCGATGAAGTGGAACGCCAACACGGCCCCGGTGTTTTCGGCGGCAGCGAATGACGTGTCGTCAATCACGGTGCAATACGACGGTACGAACTGGTGGCAAATCGGCGGATTGACGGCGTATCAGTGAGGCGGCGGCGATGATTCCTCCCTTTCTCGTGTTTCACCAAGGCGGCGCGGACGTGATTCGTGACGAGGCGCTGTTGCACCCGTCAATCCGTGCGCGGTTCGTCGAACGTCGGCGGCACCGTCCGCTCTGGCACACCTGCAACGGCATTATCTTGGGCGCATCAGGCGCGTATGTGGCGTCTCTTGGTGCACAAGGAGCGGTCGTGAATGAATGGACCCAACCCTCAACCGTCATTGCCATCATCGGCATGATCTTTGCGGCAGGACAGGTATGGAACGCGCGCCAAGAGGACCGGCGACGGATCAGCAAGATTGAAGATTCCTACGTGACGCGCAGTGAGTTCCAAACGCTGACGCAGAGCGTGCATGAAGTGTCGATGAAACTGGACCGGCTGATCGAGCGCCCATGAACAGGGATAACGGGCGGCATGATATCCCTACGGGTGAGCGGCTGGCCGTACGCTGGCGTGTCCGCACCCGCCCTATGAGCGAAACGGGGGCGGCAGCGCACGGCGCAGCCGTCTCTCAGCTTATGCGGGACAACGTGCCGTCGTCTATCCCTTCTCGTGAGAGAATGACGCCGTGATTCCAGTCTTGAGAGTTCGTGACGCCGCCGTGCGCTTTGATCGCATCTTGCCGTCAGGCTTCCGCATTCTGGCCGCGCTGGATCGGCTGGCGACGACGCTTGGCCGCGACGTCGTGCTGACGTGTGGAACTGATTCGCACGTCATGCCTGACCCGCATGTGCGCGGCGAAGCCTATGACGTGTCCATCAAGGGATGGTCGGCCACTGACATTGACACGGCGCATAAGGAACTCAGGTCGCAGCTTGGCCCAGCGTTCACCGTGCTCTATGAGGTGCCTTCGCAGCCCTCTGATCCGACACTGCGCCCGATTGCCTACGTCAACTCAAAGGCGACGGGGCCGCATTTCCACATTCAAGTGAAAAAGGGAACGACGTACCCATGACCAGTTGGATCGGCTTTGGAATCACGACCACAGACCGGGCCAAGCGGCTGGTCAAAGAGATGGAGACAGGGCAGCGATGACGTTCCCGACTTTCGAGCAGCTACAGTTCACACCCACCGCAAGCGCGGCCGGATGCGTCAAGACGCAGACCATCACGGATTGCAAGTACGAGCGCGACACGCTCACAACGGTGATGGACCACCCACAGACGTGGCCGTGTGTGCTTGGCCCGTTTGATCCGGCCAACATGGTCTATGCGAATCAGTGGTTCATCGTGCAGCAGCCGGACGGCGTGTGGCTGGCCGGCATCAGCGAGTATCTGCGCGGCTCCGACAACCCGCCGTATCGTCAGGGCGAGAAGCTCGTCACGCAGCCAATCGCCGGTGATCCGCACTCGCCCGAAGGGACGCCGGAAGGTTCGCAGTTCTACGCTCGCGACCGATGGGGCGCGCTCTGCGACTGGCGACCGTACGACGGCCAGGTGATCGGCGTGTTCGTGACGACGCAGCTACGCGGCGGCGAACTCTCGCCCATCCGTGAGCGGTCGAACATGGTGTTTCTGCGGCTGAGTGTGGAGAACGGCACGATCATGTCGACCACGGTGGCCGGCGTGGAAGGCGGCACGGTGACGCCGCCCGTTGATCCGCCTGTGCCTCCGGTTGATCCTCCCGTGCCGCCACAGCCGCCTGTGGGCGCGACGGTCTACGTAGGCGCGTACGGAACGCCGCTCGAGCCAGCCATCATCAAGGCGTCAGGCGTGGCTGGCAAAATGAACCTCTGCTATGCGGCAGACGGGGCCGTTGTTTCTGTGGCTCCGAACGGTACCATTGACACGCGGCCAGCCGGCACGGATGGACCGTGGGAACAGGCCACGCTGCAAACGGGCTGCGCGGTCTATCTCGTTGACGAAGGCGTACTAGCTGTCCAGGTGGTGCAGGCATGATGAGTCGAGATTCCGGCATTCTGCGCGTCCTGCAACTGTTGGCGGTGCTTTTGGCCGTCGTGGTTATGACCATCACCAATCCCGCCGAGTACGGACTGAGTCCATTAGTCCTCAAGTGGATCGGGCTGGCGTCCACACTGATGGGCACGGCGGCGGGCTGGCTGAGCACGTCCCCATTGCCGGGGAAACCGAAGGGCGACCGATGAAGCTCAACCTCAAGGCGCTGATCGTCAAAGCGGCCAAGGCGCTCGTCAGCAAGTACGGGGAGCAGGCCATCGACAAGGGCGAAGCCATCGCCGAGGGTGCGATCAAGGCCGGGGCCGACAAGGCACGGAAGAAGCTTCCGAAGACGCAATAGAATAACCGGTTGACACACAACCGCATATCGCGCTAGTCTTGGGTAGTGCATCAGTTTCAATTCATCAAGCCACATAACTGGCATGAGGTTTGAAACGCTACACCGCATGGTTCAACGAAGGGCCAATAATGCCTTGTTCGTTAAGACTCAAACTTGTTGACCATCAACCGATTACTATGGTAGAAACCATATGGCGTTGACTGACGTCACAATGGTTGGGTAACATCCGCGCTCATTAGAGAGGGAGCTGCTATGACGACGTGCTACGGGGACGGTTCGGACTTGGGTAAAGGCTGAAACGGGCCATTCTCTTCACATCTGCGACGGGCGCATAGGAAGTCCTGATATTTCGCGACTTTCCTTATGCGCCCGTTGATCTCTTGCGGCGATGATCCCGAATCTCGCCAGCGAGCCATTCAAAATTCTCAAATGCAGTCGGTTGTTTTCTGGACCGGCGATGTTCCTGCAACCACGGCTGGATATCATCGAACGTTGTAAGACAAGCTGACCCCATCAGGTCGCAAACAAAACCCACCGGCAGGCGCTCCTTCTTCACAGAGTAGCCGACGCTTTCCCAAAAATTCAGCACTGGTGCCACTACAAGGGCATGCGCTGGCAGGTCAGCGAGTGAACGCGCTTGTCGTGCATCTTCACCGACGCCTCGCCCACGCCGTCCTTGACGATGGAACAAGGGTTATAGCCCGCGCTCACTTCATGGAAGCAATCGGCCGAAAAGGCAAAGTCAAAGGCGGGGAGAAGTTTGAACGTCACTCAGAGGGGAAATTCCGGGTGCCCGTTTTTTTGGCCGCTGAGAACCTTAAACCCTTTGTAACCATGGAGTTAATCCAAAATTCTGCCCCAGTCCACTACCACACGCGGTTTGGGCCGAATTGGGGACTTCGCGGCGAGGTATTGCCGGGTGTCTGTCAGGTGTATCTCGACGCACAACACCAAGGTGTCTTACAGGCGAACCAGCAGCACATCGCGGAGCAATGCCGGATTCTTAGTCGTGGCTTTGCCACGGTTGGTCTGTTCGCGCTAATTGACGAGGCCACTGGCGCTCAGGACTTCCGAGCGGCGAACGCGTTGGCCTTCAGATATGCCCGCAATGCGCTCAACCAGCGCGTGGGCCATCTGGTTCGCATCAGGTTTCGTGGCTTTCTTGCTAGACCGCTTTGGCATGTTTCACAGTATGGCACGGTCGCGGTACGATGGATCAGGCCGGGTTGATGCCTTGGGTTTCAAACTGATGCACTACCGAATTGTCGCTGAAAGAAAAACGCCCCGCTGGTTTTGTGGACCAGCGAGGCAAGCTCTACCGGGACCAAGCCGGGAGAACGCAGTGAAGACGTCCAAAGCATACCACGACGTCTTCCCCCGTCCAACCGCTTCCACCCCACAACCCACACACGCAGAGGACGTCGCACGTTGACCGCGCTCTGGTCTAGTACACGTTTCAGTGATGCTCACCAGCTAGCGGGCGCTGTCTCGGACGCCGACAACCCGCGCAGATGCAGATAGCCCTCCACGGGGCGAGCGGTATGGGGGCTTAGCACGGCGAATGACTAACCGTTGTGGGACCTGTGCAACACAGGACACGGCGGGGCGGGAGCGCCGTTGGGCTGAGACGCGGATCAGGAAGGGAGCCGTAGAGCCTTCCAAGCTCGCAGACGCAATACTGCGGGAGTAGGGCGTTCCTCTGTGCGGATGCATGAGAAATGCGATAAGCGGTTGACACGTAGCTAGCATATGCGCTAGTCTGTGGCGCATGAACAAGTCGGTCAAGAAAAACCCCGCCGCTGTTGCCCTGGGGCGCAAGCGGTGGGCAAACAAGACGAAAGCGGAGCGCATCGCCTTCGGGGCCATGTTGCTCCAGTCACGACGGAACGCCAAACAGCAACGCGACAAGGAGAAACGCAATGCGTAAGAACCGATTCGGCAAAGCGCTTGTGGCGGTGTTCGCCTTCGCCATTGTGACCATCATGACGGCGCAGACCGTCATCAAGTGCCCGCAGTACTGCGATCCGGTGTGGCTGGAGCAGGAATACGGCGCGGGATGGCACACGTACTATTTCCTGTTCGGCTGCTTCCTCATTTCGCCACCGTGCGGGCAGATTGACAACAACCTGGCGGGCTTGCCGAAGGAAGCTCTGGCGAGGCCGGCGTTGGTCATGCGGGGCGGTCGGTGATCCTCGGCGTCGTCGCATGGGCGGTGATCCTCGGGGCGCTCACCACGGCCCTGGTGTGGCCGAGCGACTGGGTGTGGCGCGTCGTATGTCTGGGGGTCTATTCGTGCCTCTGGGCGGTCGTGCTGGCGTTGTGGGTGGGTCGTAGGCGCGCGCGCCGGGATGGTTTCATCACGAGGAAGGGGCAGGAGTAATTATGGGGATTCTTTTTCTACTTGTCGCCTCTGTCGCGCTGCTGGTGGGCCTCATCGCTGGAATGCTCATGGAGGCGCACATGAACGACGCGGTTCTTTTTCTACTTGTCGCATCTGTCGCTCTGCTGGTGGGCCTCATCGCTGGAATGATCATAGAGGCGCACATGAACGACGCCACGGTTGATCGCGTCTTACGTGCGCTCAAGATGCATCGGTAAGCAGTTTTGGCCCGAACGCTGGTGTTCGCCTTCAATCGCTTCAGGGACTGGCGGTCTGGGAAAGCGGATGTCAGTTGCGCGGGTGTTCCGCGCTAGGGCCACCAAGATCCTCGAATAGTGTTGCGCTGCGTCTGTCCGTCCTAACGGGCCTGTTGAGCGGAGAGCAAAGAACCAGCGCGGCATGTGGTCGGGCGTTCCGATCTAGGGGAAAGTTTTTTTAACAAACTTGTTGACATGCGGATATAAGCGGAAATAAGCTTCACGTCATCGGCTCGGGAGGGCCACAACATGACACAGCACACACGCACCACGGTTCACACGGCATCCAGCATCGGCGTTCACGGCTCCCCCGTGTCCTCCACTGCGCGCCGGGGCGCTGACTCACTCAGCGAGCAGGCCGACACCCCGGCACCTTTCATCACACTGAACGACACCGACAAACTGAACCAGGAATACGCGCTCTGGCTCAGCGCAGGGATTTCGCCGGAACTGTTGACGAAGCCGGAAGGGGCCAGCGTTGATCTGTTCGTGCGCGGCCAGCACGTCGTCAAGGCCGATCCGTCCGTCGTGGCGTTCTACCGCGCCCGTGACGTGCGCAACTGGCGCAACTGCGAAGCCTTCGTGCGGCTCCACGGCTCCGCGTACGAAGTGGACGAGAGCGGCACGAGCGAGACGGACGGCTATCACTGCGTCGTCACGCGGCCCAGTGTGGACGGCTCACGCTCGGCGGCGGCGTGTCCTGAGTGCTCGGATGATGCCGGTTTCTTCGGCATGGGCGAACCGGACGGCAAGACCTATCTGCACTGCAATTCATGCATGGAGCGCGTGGGTGTGGTGCAGCGTGGCGTGCCGGCTGAATACGCGGAGGTGAAGTAATGGCAACTCCTGCACTCGTTCAGGACATGCGCATGGAGCCGGTGAAGACGGTGGACACCGAAACTCGCATGATCGAACTGGCGTCTAGTCCGAACTTCAACCCCGAGACGTTCAAGCTGCTCGTGGACATGATGAACCAGAACCGCGACCGATTCGCGGTGGAGCAGTTCAACGCGGCCATGTCGCTGGCTCAGGCTGAAATGCGGCCCATCGCTGCCGATGCGAACAACCCGCAGACGCGGAGTAAGTACGCGAGCTACGGCGCGATCGACAAGGCGCTGCGTCCGATCTACACGAAGCACGGCTTCGCGCTGTCGTTCAACACGGCAGACAGCCCCATCACGAACCACATCCGCGTCGTGTGCGAGGTCACGCATTCGGCAGGCGCATCCAAGACGCACCATGTCGACATGCCGGCAGACGGCAAGGGCGCGAAGGGTGGCGACGTGATGACGCTCACCCATGCGGCCGGAGCTGGCATGTCCTACGGGATGCGCTACCTCGTGAAGATGATTTTCAACGTGGCGGTTGGCGAAGATGACCGCGACGGCAACGAACCGAAGGCGCAGCCGAAAGCCCCGAAAAACTACGACGACCTGATGGCCGAGTTCGAGGCCACGGCAGACGACGGCTATGCGGCCTCTCGGCTGGCGTTTGAGAAGCTACCGCAGGATGTGCGGACCTACGCGCTCCGGTGCGACAAGCCGCTGCTGGAGCGCATCAAGGCTAAGGCGCAGAGCGTCGATAAGCAGAAGGCGGTGAAGTAGTGATCGTCCACCGCGATCTGGCGCAGCACTTGGAAGATGGCACGGCTAACCCTGAGTGGTTGGCCGTGCGTATCGGTCGGCTCACGAGTTCCCGCGTATCTGACGTGTTCGCCACGCTCAAGAGCGGCGGGGAAGCGGCTGGCCGGCGTAATCTGCGGCTGGAACTGGCCCTTGAGCGCATCACGGGCGTCTCGCCCAAACGCGAGTTCGTGACGCAGGCCATGCGCGAGGGGAATGAGCGCGAGCCTGAAGCGGTGATGCTCTATCAGGCCGTGAGTGGGACGCTGGTTGATCCGATCGGATTCGTCCAGCACGACACGCTGCTTGCGGGCTATTCCCCTGACGGCATCGTGGGCGAGTTTGAAGGGCTGATCGAGGTGAAGTGCCCTGAACCAGCCGCCCATTGCGAATACCTGGCTGGCAAGATACCGGGGGACTACATGGCGCAGATTGTCCATGCGCTCTGGATCACGGGTGCCGGCTATTGCGACTTCATCAGCTATCAGCCGTTCTTCCCCGATGGCAAGAAGCTCGTGGTGAAGCGCGTGGAGCGTGACGACGCCGCCGTGGCCGCGCACGAGAAGGGCGTGGTTGCCTTCCTTGCCGAAGTCGACCGCGAGATTGAGCGCATCGGAAGCCTCAAGGGGGCCGCATGAAGGGCGAGACGTTCCACTGTGTCGGCGTTGTCGGTGACAAGTTCCCCGAGATGGTGCGTCAGCAGATGGCGCAGTTCATTCGGTCGCTGGGCGCTGGCATCCGCTACGAGATTGAAGTGCGCGAGTACCGCGACAAGCGGAGCATCGCCCAGAATCGCACCCACTGGGGCAAGCTCGTCACGCCGCTGGCCGAACATATAGGCTATGACAAGCACGAGATTGAGGACTTGCACGAGTCCTTGCTGTGCCTGTTCGCCGGGACGCACCCCGACAAGCTGACGGGCCGCGAAGTGCCCAACGAGCGTAGTTCTTCGATGAACACGGCGCGATTCTCTGAGTTCATGCAGTGGACCGTGCGCTTTGCGTCCATGGAGCACGACTGCATCTTGGAACTGCCGGACGAATACCGTGATCGGATCGCCAAGACGGAGGCCGCGTAAATGGCTTCGCTCAATTGGGGCTTCAACCCCCAGCCCAAGCCGTCAGCTGGCGCATTCAAGCGTGAGCGCCACGCCAGAGTCACGGCAGAGCAGACCGCCGAGAAGAACGCCAAGCGTGATGCGAAGGCGCGAGACGGCCATAAATGCCGCTGGCCGCACAAGTGCCACCCGGCAGACCGGCTAGAGTCGGCGCACCTGGTGGACAAGTCGCTCGGTGGCGAGAACACCACGGCCAACCTCATCACCGTGTGTCTCGCGGTGCATCAGGGACCGAACTCCATCCACGCCAAGACGCGGCTGATTGAACCACTCACTGAGCGCGGGGCCAATGGCCCGTGCGCGTTCTACGAAGCAAACGAATCTGGCGAAATGATTCACGTCGCGTCTGAGAAGGCGGTTGGCGTGAGCGAGGTCCGACGATGAGTCCGTATAAGCGTGATCGTCTGTTGGCGAATGGGTTGCTGGTGGCGGTGCCGCTGGCGGGGTGGTGTTCCTTGGTGGCGATCATCGTCTGGGCGGTGCGCTGATGGCGAAACTCACTGGTAAGGAACGTGTTGGCACTGCGTTCTGGTGTGGTTGCGTGCTCAACATGGGCGCGAACTGGTGGTATCAGGATTACCTCGGGCTTGAACGCTACATCGAGCGCGTTCGCCAGAACTGGGTGGCTATGCACTGGTCTATTGGTGCCGCTGTGGCGATTGCCGCCTTTCTCATTTACCATTACCAGCGCGACAAGATCGGAGGCCGCTGATGTGGCGTCACCTCATGCAATGGTTCGCTGACCGTCCTATGGTCGTGTTCTCTGCCCGATGCGCGGTGATGACTGACGGTGAAGTCGTACTCCCCGACGAGTCCAAGGTGGTCCGTCATGCCATGCCTGCGGACTCTCCGAGTCACCATATGGATTGGGCGCGGACGGAAAGGCGGTCGGCATGAGCGCCCCAGCCTATTCCTCAGCGCGTCTCCAGAAGCTCTACAAGGCCGGCCTCTGCATCCGCTGCGCAGCTCCGCACTCACTCATCAACCCAAACACGAAGCGCCCACAGTGGCGGTGTGCGGACTGCAATTCGCGCATGGTGTCGATGAAGCATCGCCGGCGCACGCTGAAAGCAATGATGGCGGACGCGCAGCCGCGCAAGCCGCTCAAGCGCCTGGTGCCGGTGAATCTGCCGAATGCGCTCTACACGCAGCACGATCCGATTGCGGCGCGGTATCGCTGGGGAATGGCGGTGGGTGTCCGATGAGCGATGAGATGACAGTCGCGCAGCGCGCCATCTTGGTCATTGCAAACCTAGAGCAGCAGTTAGAGATTATTGAATGCGAGGCCGATTCGGTTCGGGCCAAGTTAGTGCGCATCCGACATGACATGAAGAAGGCCGTGCGCGTCCTGCATGAACAGCAGGCTGGTGAGCCATGACCCAACTCGACCTTCTCGGCGTGGCCCCGTCCCGCGTGAAGCTGACGCCCTTCCGCATGGAACAGGGACGGCGGGAAAACAACTACGACCGCGTGTTAGCGCGGCTGCGGCAAGGACCAGCGACCAATCACGAACTCGCGCAGATTGCGGGGTATCGCTTCGGCGCACGGCTCCACGAAATCCGCGACAAGGGCGGCGACTTTGAGCGCGCTGGCGTGGACGGCGCAACGCACATCTACACATTGAAACAGGAGCCTACGCGATGAGTCTTTCAATTGAGATGCTAAGGCTTTCGCCGAAAACGTCTTGGTGGATTCAGCCGACCCGCGAAGCCTTTCGAGAAGCGATGGCGCAAGAGCGTGAGCGCATGGCTCTCGTGCCCAAAACGTCGCTGGTGATGCTGGAAGGACCCCGCAAGATGAGCAAGCCGACACGGGAGCGGGGCGCGGAATGAAGATCATGACGTGCTTTTTGGGGCATAAGTGGGGGAAGTGGGTGATCGACTCGCACACAGAAGGACCTGTTGGCTACTTTAAAGACGGGAACCGCGTTGAAGCTGGGAGGTATGTGTTGCTGATGCAGCACCGACTATGCGAGCGATGCCTGCTTGCCGAGACTCGGCACGCAAAGAGCCAAGTTGTACTGTGATGCCTGAATTCCAAGAGATTAACTACAACGCCGTACTGGACGACCTTGAAGCGAAGAAAACCAAGATCGAAGACGCCATTGCCGCAATCAAGAAGCTGCTTGAGCTTGAGCGCCCATATTTATCGCCACGCTGTCAACAAAACCTTGACGAAGTGTCATAGAATATCAGGCAGACAAAACGAAGCCGCCTCAAACTCTTTCGAGTCGGGCGGCTTCCCACCAACGGCGCACCTTTAGGGAGGTAACGCGCAATGGCTTCACCGGATTCTAGCACGTCCCACAGCTGCCAAAACTGCATCGACTTTAAACGCCGCACGAAGCACAGCGGCGAGTGCTTCAACGCCTCAGCCGTCCGTCTCCACGACTTCGGCAACGCCGAGCGCATGGGCGTGGCCCACGATCACGGATGCCGCTACCACGCGCCCAAGGCGACGAAGGCGGTGCAGTGATGGCCGTCTCGCCTCCAGCTTTCCAGTTCTACGCTCAAGACTTCTACATGGGCACCTTGTCGATGAGTGCCGCGGCCCGCGGCTGCTACGCCTCCATGTTGGCGGCATCGTGGACAAATGGACCGATTGAGAACACGCCGAACGCGATTGCTAAGGCTATGTCATGGGGGCCGTCTGATCCGCCCTACGCTGACCTGTGGCGCGAGGTGCAGCCCAAGTGGGTCCTCACGGATGCCGGATGGATCAACGAGCGCCTAGAGCGCACACGGCGCGAACAGCAGGACTACCGCGACAAGCAAGCGGCTAAAGGTCGGGCGAGTGCGGCGTCACGGGCGAAGATTGAACCGGAATCCAACCACGGTTCAACCGCGGTTGCAACCACGGTTCAACCGCGGCACCAACCGGAGGGGCAACCAAACACCCAACCGGAAGCCAACCCTTCTTCTTCGCCTTTGATCTTCGATCTTCAGTCTTTGACTTCATCTTCGGCTTCTGAAGTTCAAGCCCTCTCGCGCACAGAACGCGCGGAGACGGTGACGGCGGTGCTCGTCACGGCGTTCGATGACTTCTGGGCCGCGTATCCGCGCAAGACGGGCAAGGGCGCGGCGAGTCGCAAGTGGGCACAGATCAAGCCGCCGCTGCCGGCCGTTTTGGAGGCGATTAAGTGGCAGCGCTTGACGCCCGAGTGGACGAAGGACGGGGGCCAATTCGTGCCGCATCCGGCGACGTGGATTCACCAGCGCCGATGGGAGGACGAGCCGTTTAATCCGCCACAGACGACGACCTACAAGCCGAAGGATCAGAACTCCCCGATGGCCGTCCTCCAGCGCAATTGGCACGCGCCCACGGTGAAGCTGCCGACCCACGCCGAGATGATGGCCGAAGCCTTGGCCGAGGAAGCCCAGAAGCAAGACGAGCGCAATCGGCAGAGGGAGTTGGCGCGATGACGCCAGAGCGGATAAAGGAACTACTGAGCGACGTAGCCAGCTTCATCGTAGATGACGAAGATGCTCAGCGGATCGTCGCTGAGTTTGCGCATCAAACCTCGCTGACATGGGGCGAACTCCACACGCTACTGAACACTGCCGCGCAGGCAGGGAAGTCGTGCCAGTGGGAGTTGTGGGACAAAGGGCGCACGGCGGTGACAGGCTGCGGCGTACATGTGGACTTGTGTGGCCAGCCTATTGGCAATCGTCCATGCTGGTGCGGCGGGAAAGTGGTGATTGGGAAATGACCGACACCCAGAAGCGCCAAACCGCCCTAACCACGTTGGCCCTCAAGACCCAAGCCCACCGCTGGGATGATGCCGTGATGGCGGCGTACTTGGACGATCCGCAGATGCAGGCCGTGCCGCTACCGGACTTTCTGACAGCGTGTCTGCGGCTGGCGGGCGGCGAGTGGTTCCCCAAGCTGGGCGAACTCATGAAAGCCTGCCACGCGGCGACCGCAGCGCGCCTAGAAGCCGACCAGCAGAAGTTTCTCGCGCTCGGATCGGGCAACCGCAGCGAACCGAACGGGCCGCTGTGCTCCGACTGCCGCGACACGGGCATGATCGACTCCCGTTGGTGCGACGGCTCAGGCGAGGCCACGGACACATCCAAGCGCCGGCAGAGCATGGAAGTCGGCTGGTGTGGGGATAACAAGCCGCACCGTCCTCACAGTTGGACGCGGCCCTGTGCCTGCTGGGTATCCCGCACCCAAGCCGCCCGCGACGCCTACGCGGCACGTCAGGCCGTTGGGGGCGACAGACAGCGGAAGGCCCGAAGCGCGTGGGCCTAAAGCCTCTCAAGCCCCGCGCTGGCGGAACCTGGACCGAGGCCCGGTACTGGCAGTTCGTGCGGTCGGGCTTGCGGCAACTCTCGAGACGCTGGCCCCCGAGGGCGGCGGCACTCAAGGCGTCACGCCGGAAGTACGTCGGGCCGAACAAGCGCCAGAAGTGGGAGCACCAGTGCGCCGAGTGCGGCGGCTGGTTCATGGCCAAGCACGTCCAAGTCGATCACATCGAGCCGTGCGGGAACCTCCGCGATGACGTAGCCGGCTTCGTGGCGCGGCTGTTCTGCGAGGCCGACGGGCTGCGGGTGTTGTGCCATTCGTGCCATCAGGCGCGGAAGGCGGCGTAAAGAAAAAGCGGGCGCGTGTCGCTTTTTTGTTGACGTGGCTCTAAAGTGTCTGTAATCTGTCCATATTGGTTGCAACTGAGCAGCCGCCGCGCCTCGGGTTTCAGGGGCACAGGAGAAATATAATGGTTATCACTTTCATGTGCATCGCTGCTGTAGTTCTTTATATCGCTGGGATCATTCACTCTTTGCTGGAGTCCAAATGAACCGGACTAGCCGCAACATATGGCCCACGGTGGATGAGATTGAGGACTACGCGCAGTCGGCTGAGAGCGGCACAAACACTGGAGAGCTAGTCGCCATACTCCGCGCCTTCGCCGCCCAGACGCGACAGGTGGAGCAGATGCGGGCAAGACTTGCGAAACCGACGATGTTTAAGCCAGATACGGATTACGACGCTGGGATTAAAAATGAGCGCGAAAGCGTTGCCAGTTATTTCGCCATGCTTTTCCCAAAGGATGTCTAGTGAACCACCCTAACCGCAGCAAGCACAGCACTGCTCCGAAGGCCCCCAAGCCTTCGGAGATTCGCGCCTCTCGTGACGCCGTGGGCCTCACACAGTCCGACGCCGCCCGTCTCGTCTACGTCACGCTGAGCGCGTGGCAGCGGTGGGAAGCTGGCGAACGCACGATTCATCCGGCCATGTGGGAACTCTGGCAGATCAAGACGGAGGGGATGCGATGACGCTGGACGAACTGACCGCCGTGATTGGCCGCGAGTTGACGGCGCGCACGATTGACGACGCGCTGGAGACGTTCGGAGATCCTGAGCAGGCGGCGGCATCGTTGCGCGACCGGATCGCGCAGGAAGTGCTGGAGGCGCTGGAAACCAAGGCGTCAAGTTTGGGAGGGCACGGTGTTAAGAGTGTTCCAGCTCTCTCTACGCCATCCTTTGAATCACCATCGAAGGCCGGGTTAGTGGTGAGCCATCCCGTGCGAGGCGAATCCCGCACGATGGTGGCAGGAAATGGCACCCTCCCAATTCGTCCGACCTACTACGTGAAGCACCCTGACGGCAGTTACTCGGAATCGGAGTTGGACCGATGAGCGACCGACTGACCGATTCGCAGATCACCGAAGGGCTGCGGCTGGCGGGAGAGGCCACGCCTGGGCCGTGGAGTGTGAGCGACTATGCCGCCTACATCTTCGGGCCACAGGACGCGATGGTGGCTGATGATTGCCCCCACTGCGCCGGTTTCCGTATTCGTGGCTACGGAGGGAAGCTGCCACAAGAACAGAATGCAAAGTGGATCGCCCACGCTGGCACCCACTACGCCGCCGCCTTGGCTGAGGTGCAGGCGCTCAGGGGGCAGGTGGGCGCACTTAACAAAGCGATGACGCGCGTGCGGAATGCTGATATTCGCATGATGACCGGAGTGCAGCGACATTCGGTCGCATCGGCGCAAGCTGCTGATCCCAACGACGAAGCCTTCCATAGAGGCGTGACAGTTGGTGTTGATCGTTGCCGCGAGATTCTCGCAGAAGCGTTGGCGGTGTCCCGATGACACCCCTAGAGCAGCACGTGCGCGAGGCGCTGACGGATGGGGTGTTGAGCGCGGTAGCTGATTTGATCGACACTGAGTTCTACGCCAGCGCACAGGAACGCATCCTCACCGCCCTGCGTCCGCTACTGGAGCAGCAGGCGGCAGCGGTCGCCACGCTGACGGCTGATCCCGAGCACGCAACGTGTCGGGCGGTTGAGCAACGACTGCGCCGAGCAAACCGCAGGTTGCAGGCGCAAGGTGACGAGCTTGAGCGTGACCCGTTGATTATGGAGTTGCGCCGAGTGGTCGCCACGCTGATGGCTGAGCGGGATGAGGCGAGGGAGATCGCGGTTGATTTCTTAGGCAGGATGGAGTCGCAGTCGCGCTATGTAGACTCTGGCGACCCAGCGCGCCAAAAGATCGCCGCATGGTCAGGAGAGACGCGATGAGTGCATGGGGATACGGGTGGTGTTTCGCGTGGTCAGTGTGCGCGTGGCTGTTTGGCGGGTATCTCTACGTCAATCGCGTGAAGCAATGGAAAATCCCAGTGCTGATTGAGTGCGGGATGTGGATTGCTCTTGGGTATGCCGCTGGATGGGTGTCATACGCATTCGCGCGTGGTGTGCTGGCGGTGCAGCAATGAGCGCACAGCGGTTTACGGTGGAGGAGTTGCGCGATCTGGCGCAGCGGCCAGCCCTCTCATTAGCGCATCCCGCGCTGCTTTACGCCTCCGCCGTCACCGAGAAGGTGGAGCAGATGCGGGAGTGGCTGGCGGCTGGCGCTGCTGGTGATGATGCCGTTGTTGACGAGACACGAGAGCAAATCGACTTCTTACTGTTTCAGTTTAATCGCCTCTTCCCAAAGGACGGTGGACAGTGAGCAAGATCAGTACACGAACATACCAGCGAAGGATTGCGGCATTGAAGCAATTGGTGGAGCAGATGCAGTGGTGTCAGCCGATGTACAACGGTTCGCCGTCATGCGCGAATTGTGGAAATCTGCAGCACATCGGATGTGCCACAGGGTGTGCGGCTGCGAAAGTGACCGGCGATAGGGGTGGACAGTGACGCCGGAACTGACGCCTGAATGGATCGCCGCTGAAATCAAGCGCGCTGACCACTTGTGCG